CCCTACGGTTCCTCTAGAACTGAGACCACGCTTACAGGAACTCTCAGCGCTAGCAAAACGCTATCGCGCCAAGACTTCTAACGATAGCCCGCTAGCCCAAGCAAATAGGGAACTAACAGAACTATCGCTCACGCTCTATCACAGAGGGGTTCCTGCTGCTGATATTGCAGAAGCGGCTGGAGTTACCTATCGTGCAATGGCTCGGCGGTTGAGTAATGGCTAGGGTATATAAAACAGCATCTGGAACATACTCTGAATCAGAGTTAGTTGTTGCCGTTTGGATTAATCCAAATCGTAAAAAGGGACGCTCTCAGGCTAGACTTCTTGAAACACTTACAACAGATAATTCAAGTATCCCTATTGCATTTCCTTTAGAAACACTTCAAAAAATTCAGTCGTGGATGTTCTGCCCTGTGGCTCACGACCCATCAGATTTAGACCTCTGGCTAGTTCTAGAAAATGGAGCAACTAGGGAGAAACCTTTGCTAGTCCCGCTGACGATTGCTAAAAAGGCTCTAGGCTGGCAAGATTTCCATATCCCTTCAGAATATACGGAGAAATAATGAACGTTAAGGCAGATGTCTTTCCAGCAGTGATTGCTCTTGCCGAACCAGGCTCCTTAGAAAATTATATGGAGTTGACTCCAAAAGGCGCTGCTCCTGAAGGAACTCGACGTCTAGACCGTTGCCGCGTTGTGGTTTTCAACGATATGTTGATGGTTGCTGTTGATTCCCCAGAGGGAGCAAAACTTGTCTTTCGTGAAGCGTGCCACTCCTACATTAAAGATGACCAGAAAATTCACAGGGTAATTACCGAGAGTGGAAAGATTGTTTCCTTTCGTAAGGACGATAACTGCGGATGTGGCTCTAGACTCAGGACATGGAATCCTTACGGGCACATATTGATGGCTATGGATGGCGAAAATGACTGAGCCACTTACCTTTGTAATAGCAGCATTAGCCGTTTATAGAGTCTCTAGATTTATTACGACAGACACCCTTTTTAACCCAATCCGAGATAGGATATGGAAGAGGTTTCCACCTGAGACTTCAAAGTTTGGATACTGGTTTACTTGCACTTGGTGTACGTCCATTTGGGTCGCATCACTATCTGAAATATCCCGTATCATTAATCCCAGCATCACATTGGGCATCCAAACAGTGTTCGCACTGTCTGCCCTTGCGGGGCTGTTAACTGCATACGAGGAGAAATAATGTCCTCAGTATTCCGTAACAAAGACGAGGAGTTTTAAGTGGGCGTTTTCAAGCGCGATGAACAAGGCGAATCTGCCGAGGTTGTTTCTACTCCCGTCACCCCTAAAGCAAAGCCACAGAAGCGCACTAATAAATCAAAACAAACAGGTCGCTCTCGTCAAGTAGTTTTAAGTCAGACACCAAAAGTAACTGGTGCAGCATCAGTATTTTTATCTCAGCCAAACTCAGCACAGGCTGCTAACTATTCAACACCACGAACACTTACTGCCGCAGCAGCCCAAGTAAAGATTAATGACAAGGGCGAGTTCGAACAGTTTAAGCATCGTCGCACTGCTGCATCGTCAGCATGGCAAGCAGAGGCTTGGGAATATTACGACGCAATTGGTGAAATCAAATATGCATTTAACTTAGTTGCATCTGTTGTATCTCGTATTCGTATTTACTCTGCCGTTATTGAGAATGCACATGAAACTCCAGTTTCAGTAAAGTCATCTACACAGATTGACCCAAGATTGGGAGCAGCAGCAGAACGTGCACTTGCTCGTCTTGATTCTGCATATGGTGGACAGGCTGGTCTTCTTAAAGATGCAGCACTTAATCTTTCAGTTGCTGGTGAATGTTACTTAGTTCAAATGCCAGAGCGTCCAGGTTCAGGATTACCTGAGTCTTGGGATATTCGTTCCGTTGATGAAGTTATGGCAGATGCTCGTGGTGGATTTAATATCATTGGTCGCCGTGAGCAATCTTCTGGCGGACAGAATCAGAACAACGCAACAAATCGTCTTTCAAAGAATGCATTTGTAGGACGCATCTGGCGCTCACACCCACGCTACTCAGACGAAGCAGATTCATCACTTCGCGGTTTGCTTGATATGTGTGCAGAACTTTTACTTCTTAACCGCACATTCCGTGCAACAGCACGCTCTCGCCTAAATGCTGGCGCACTTTATCTTCCAGATGGTTTATCAGTTGCTGCACAGGGCGACCCAGACCAGCCATACGATTCAGATAATGAATTGAATCCAAACTTTACTGCCGAGGAGGCAGAGGATGAGTTTGAAGAGCAATTAATTGATGCTATGACGACTCCAATTCGTGATGAAGAGTCAGCATCAGCAGTTGTTCCACTTATTATTCGTGGTCCAGCAGAACTTGGCGACAAGATTAAGCAATTTAAGTTCGAGCGTTCATTTGACCCATCACTTGCAGAGCGTTCAGACCGTGTTCTAGAAAGAATCCTTCAAGGACTAGACGTTCCAAAGGATGTTGTAACAGGACTTGCAAACGTTAAGTATTCAAACGCACTTCAGATTGATGAAGCACTGTATAAGGCACACATTGAGCCAATGATGTTGCTCATCTGCGATGCTCTTACAGTTGTTTATCTTCGCCCATACCTTATTGCACAGGGATATAGCGTCACCGATGTTGAGAAGATTGTTATTTGGTATGACCCATCAGCAGTTGCAACACGCAATGACCGTGCAGCAGATGCAGATAGTGGTCTAGACCGTAATGCAATCTCACTTGATGCATGGCGTCGTGCTCACGGTTTCTCAGCAGCAGATGCACCTACTTCAAATGAAATGGCGCTTCGTCTTTTGTCTGAGCGTGGAGCAATTACACCTGAACTTACTGAGGCAATGCTTCAAGCACTTGCTCCAGAGATTATGGATGCTGTTAAGCAAGCACAACAGGCGGCATCAGTTGCACCTATCCCGACAGATATCCAACAAATTCTTGACCAAGCAACTGGTGAACAAGCACCAGCACCAGAAGGAGAATAACAATGAACGTAGAGAAGCCAGAAGTAGTAAATAGTCTTGCTAATTCACTTAGCAATGCCGTTGTAATGTATTTCAAGGCTCACGGGCATCACTGGAATGTTGTTGGTAATGACTTCTCACAGTTCCATGACTTCTTTGCATCAATCTACGAAGATGTTTATGGCTCTCTAGACCCAATTGCAGAAAGTATTCGTAAGATGGGCGCTGTTGCTCCATATCGTCTTGTTGAGTTTGCTCGTATGTCTGATATTCAGGATACAGAGGTTGGCCAGAACGCTATGGCAATGTGCAAAGACCTTTACGATGCTAACGACACAATGCTTACTTCTTTAAATAACGCTTTTGCTGCTGCAAATGATTCTAACGAACAAGGAATTGCAAACCTACTTGCAGAGCGTATTGATATGCACCAAAAGTGGCGCTGGCAGTTAAATGCATACCTCACAGCAGAAGATTCAGTAGGACAAGGATTCTAAAATGGCACAAAAATGGATTGATGATATAGATAACGCAGTAATTACTGCTGCCTCTAACAACGGTCCTTGCTGGGACGGCTATAAGCAAGTTGGAATGAAAGAAAAAGATGGAAAAATGGTTCCTAACTGCGTTCCTGTTGATGCTTCAGATAATTCAGAGTTTGCTAGTAAAAAAACTATTTCTCAAACATCTGCACCAAAGAAAGACCAGATTAAGGGCTCAGATAAAAATGAAAAGGGCTCTGCATCTGGTTCTAAGAAAGTTGTATTTAGTAAAGCAACAGAAGCATCTTTGGCAGAAAAAGTTAAGACTCACAATGCAAAAGCACCTGAAGGCCGCAAAGCAACACTTGGAATGCTTAAGGCTGTATATCGCCGTGGTGCAGGAGCATTTTCTGTATCGCATCGCCCAGGTATGAACCGTAATCAGTGGGCTATGGGCCGCGTCAATGCATTTCTTAAACTATTAAAGTCTGGCAAGCCATCAAACTCTGCATACAAGACAGATAATGATTTGCTTCCAGCAGCCCATCCAAAGAGTTCACGAGGTGTAAAGGCTTCTGCTTTGGATTCAGATTACGAAGAAGAATTGTTAGTTACACTAGGAACAAGAGAAGATTATCAATATCCAGAAGAAGCAATCATTGCTATGGCTGAGTTTTCTGGTTATGGGTATGAAGCAGAGAGCGCCATTCGCGCATCTTGGCTTCGTGCAGTGCGTAATGGAGATGACCCATTTATGCGAGCAGGGATGCTTGCATCTTTTGGACAAGACAGTCTTGATGGAAATTTACTTCCAATCCTTGAGGAGGACGGCGAATAATGAGTAGAGTAGTGCGTCGCTTTGGTTATGCCATCTCTCCTAATGGAGCACAGGCCAGCACCTTCAAACAGGCTGCCTATTTGCGTGAGAAGGTTATTGAGTTTATTGACTCAACTAATGCTGAAGCATCTACATCTCGTCGCCTAACTCGTGGTGCTGCGTTTGCAGTTGTCCACCGCTCACTTGTTGCAACAAAAGATTTACCATTCTCAATCCGCGAGCACATCGCAATGAAGGACCTTTCACAATATGTGACACTTCTTCAAAACAATAAAGTCGCTGCGATTAAGCCAAGCCATACTGACCTTCTCCCTGTAGCGCACCCACGCTCAACAAAGATGAACACACTTACAGCATCTGCTCTTATTTCAGCACGAGCAAACTGGTATGCCGATGATTCACGCATCACTAACGAAAAAGTAAAGTCAATTGTTGCCTCTGCATATACAGCAACTCCTGGTTCTGTAGAACACTCTTATTACTCAGCAGTTCTTGCATCTCTTCCACAGGGCTCAGTTCCACAAGACATTCTTGTATCTCTTACTGCTGATGGAAACTCTTCAGCAGAACGTTCTCTTCGTGCTCGCTTACAGCGTCGTGACCGCTTCGGTCAGTTTGCTTTTATGGGTGGCGGTATGCGTGCTCTTATTCGTATGGCTAAAGATGGACAAGTTCGTAGCCTTACAGGTCGTCCTATTGCAGATGGTCCTGATGGTGATGATGTTCAAGTAGAACTTCCAGATGGTCGTATTGCAAATATCCCTGCATCTAAGGGTGAGTTTATCTCTGCAATTATCAATCCTACAAAGGACGGTTTCTCGCCAGTTCCTGCAAAAGTTTCTTCAGAAGACAATGATGTAATTATCAATGAAGCAGATTTAAAGTTTGTTGATTCACCTGCTGGTTTCAAAAAAGTTGGTGAAAATAAGTGGCAAGGCATTGATGAAAAGAATGCTGGGATTGTTGTTAGAAAAGCCGAAGACGGCTCTTTAAATGTTGAATTTGAGTTTATGAGTGGCTCATCGCAAGAGATTGGTAATTTTAGCGATTGGGAAGATGCATTTGATGGAATTAATGCTTGGGATGAAGAACTTGAGGAAAGTTCTAAAAAAACAGACGCCAAAAGAAAAAAAGAACGAGAAGAAGATGAGCGTCGTGTAAAACTTCCTAACCCTGATGAAAATATTCAAGTAGTAGAGTTAGATAAAGATGGAAAAGCAAAAGGCCCTGCTAGAGATGCGTTCCCTAAAAAGTTTGCTTTCAACTACCCTGAAGGCGCTTACAAGATTTCTAAAGACCCTGATGCAGACATTGAAGAGTCATACGAAGACCCAACAGTAATTGCACAGAATGCAGATGAGCGCGACCTTATTGCCGCTATGGAAGAAGGACTTCTTCCTAAGAAGGAAGGTCAGAACGCTACTGGCTACGGAAACATTGATACTTATGATGGAGAACAATTAGTTCCTGTTGAAAATCTTTACCTTGCACTTCAAGAAATGGGCGGAGACCCAGAGTTAGAAGTTGCCCGCATTTACGACAAGCAACTTGGAACATCTGAAAACGAAGATAATCTTATTGCCTCACGCAAGCAAGAAACTATCTCGGAGCCAACTCCTGAACTTGATAAAGCATTTATCCGTGAGACAAAAGAACTTGGCCCAGACATTGAGCCAGCAACAGAAGAACCTGCATTTGATGCAGAAAAGTTTGATGCTGCTCCACTTCCTGTACTTCTAGAAGGTTTGTCAGAGAGCGAACTTGCTCGCTTTATGGAATCAGAGGACCACACTCCTTACCTTCCAAAGAATGAACAAGTTGAAATGCCTATTGGCTACGCATCCCTTAGCCCAGAACCATACGCTGCGTGGAAGAAAGTAACAGCAGAAAATCCAGACCCTAACCTTCCAGAAGGTTTTAGTGACAACCCTGTATTTATTGCACAGAACATTCCTACACCAGAACTAGAAAAAGAATTTACTCGCGCTCTTGAGCCAGGTAATGACATTCCAGGAACTGCAAAGATTTCACTTAAGACAGACTCTGGTGAAGAGTTTGTTGCAGATGTTCCAGGCGAAGCAGTTCGTGATGCATTGCAACTACAAGGCGTAGATACAAACGCTCTTACTAAGAAAATTGCAGATGAAGGCTTTGAAGGACAGAAGCAAGAAGTTGTCGGTCAAGAACAGCCAATTGCAAAGATTGTCACACCAGAACAAGAAATTGAAGAGAACAAAAAAATTATTGCTGCTCATCGTAAGTGGCAGCGTGAGAGTTATACAAAGAAGCCCGCTGAGAAAGAGCCTCCACGAGGACCTGCCGACCCTCTTGACCCAGCATACGAAGGTATTTATGACATTGACCAAGTAATCAAAGATGGAACTGTAGTTCCAGAGTTTGAAGAACTAGTTCGTAAAAATCCTGAAGCATTTGCTCGCTTTTTTGCATGGGCAGATAGCGGAGACTTCTACACAGATATGCAGTCAAGCACTCAATCTGGAGATGAAAATATTCCTGGAGATTTTTATGATGCCGATGAAGCGCTATATCGCCGTGAGTATGACGGCTACCGATATGCTCCAAGCCCAGGTGACGCAATAAGCGTTGCTAAGAACCTCTTCTACAACCCTAATCACTATGAGTCATCATCTTCTAAGATGAATGCACCTGTAGATAAATTAGAGACTCTTAAAGATATTCTTCATGCACTAGAAAATCCTGATATGAGAAATGACGTATCTGATGAAGAGCGTGCAGTTGTTGAATCCATCTCGAAGACAATTGCAGATGAGATTGCAACACTTCAAACTGCACCTGCTGCACCTTCTGCACCTATTGCTGTAGAGACCCCTACTCCACCTAAGAATCCAAATATTAGTGAAGGATTTTTAGACTCTCTTCTAAGTGCTCTTCGTAAGGGTACAAGCATTAATGGTCAATCTTTCCCTAGAAGCATTATGACTCCAGAAGAGCGTGAGTTTTTTGATAGAGTTACAGATATTGGTGTAAGTAATGCAGAAGGCATCAAACTTGTTGAGGACATGATGGCTCAGCAAGGCTCTACTCCAAAGACCCAGGAAGAGCAGCAATATCTTGATGATGAAGATATGGCTCGTTTACAAAAGCAACTTGATGGTTTCTTAGATTCTGACTTTGAAGTCTCATCTGAACAAGAAATCCCAGATGGTATTGAGGCATCCCCTAAGTCTCCAAACTTAGAGCCAGATAACGTAACTGGTCCTTATCGCATTGTGTCTAAGGTTTCTGATTTACAGCCTGGTGATATTACTGCTGATGACCACTTTGTAATTGAATCTGTTGGTGGACCTTTCCCAGGAGACCCAAGCAAGTTAGAGATTGCTGGTTACTATCCAGGACACGTTACACAAAATACAAAGAAGTGGAACGCTTCTACAGAAATGACTGTTATTCGTGGTGCACAGGCTCCTGAAAAGGGAGACTTGCCAGAACTTAGCAAGCCATTTGCAAAAGACTTTGGTAAGCCATATAAAAACAAAGATGGCAAATGGGCTATGTCTAAGCCAGAAGACCAAGCAAGACTTGATGCAGCGTGGGAAGAATACAACGCAAGAAAAGCAGAAGCGATTGCTCGTTTTGAAGACCCAACAAATAAAGACAATACAAAGGCTCCACATCAAGTTCGTGTTAAGGCTGCTGACCTACAACCAGGTGATGTTTCTGCTAAGCCAGAAAAGGGTCACTTTGTTATTGAGCGCACCTTTACAGACGAGACAACAAAGCCAGGATTTGTTAGCGTTGAAGGTTACTATCCAGGACACGTTTCACAGCGTAAGGAATGGAAAGTCGGAACTGACATTGATGTAATTAGAAATGTTGAAGCACCTGCAAAGGGTGAACTTCCAGAAATTCATCAACCATCTAAGACAAACGCTAAGGGAAACTGGGTTCCAGATAAAGACCCTGCTAAGCGTGCAGAGTATGAAAAAGAAATTGCTGATGTTGCATCTAAGTGGGAAGTTCCAAAAGAACTTCCAACTATTGAGCCATCCGCAACTGACTCTGATACAGCCGACGCTACTGCAACTAAAGCAACAGTTGTAAAGAAGCCAAAGTCTCCTCGCTCACCAACAATGCCAGCGTTCCAAGGCGAGTTTGCTGCTATTGCTCGTGAAGCAGGTGGCGATTGGGATAAGTTCCGTGAACTTATTAAAGACCGAGAAATTATTTTCTTTGATTATGAAACAACTGGCGTAGATGCTGCTGATGGCAATGAGCCATGGCAACTAGGCGCTGTAAAAGTTGTTAATGGAAAAATTGTTGACCGATTTAATGTATTTATGAATCCAGGTCGTTCTATTGAAGGAACCTATGCTTCAAGAGATACTGCTGGTAAGCCAAACGCTGTTAATGGCGATGGAGAAAAACTTACAGACGAGTTCTTAGCCTCTCAGCCTGACCAGAAGAGTGCACACGAGCAGTTCGCTGCTTGGGCTGGAGAGAATCCTCTTCTTGCTGCACACAACATGGTCTTTGATGATGAAGTTGCTCGTCGTATGGCAGATAAGCATGGCACACCATACTCACCTGCTGGTCTTTTAGATACACTGCCTATTGCGCGAGATGTTCTTAAAGATGATGCATCTGCACCTACTTATGTATACAACGGTGAAAAAGACAATAAACTTACAAGTCTTGCTGCACACTTTGGAATTGATTTAGAAAGAGCGCACTCTGCTGATTATGATTCTGAAGCAACTGCACAACTCTTTACTAAACTTGCTGACCAAGCAAGTAAGGAAAAGACTGGCGCAGATACATTTGATGTAGATGCTCGTCAAGCCGATTGGGAAAATGCTCAAACAGAGTTCCAGACTGCTATGGCTGACTACGAACAAAAGATGGCTGACTTTGCTGCTGCTAAAGCATTCCAAGATGCACTTGCTGGAAAGAAAGTTGATTTAGATAAAGTTATTGATGATGCAAAGGGTGCTGCAAAGCCAAACCCAGATGGTCAGCAAGAATCTGAAAAGAGTGAGACATCTACAGAGCCAGCAGTTATTGACTTTGAGGGTGCTGGAACATATCCACAGGGCAAGATGAAGTTGATGCCTCGTGAGTGGGCAGTAGATGATGCAAATACAACACTACTTCCTCGTGAAGATATTCGTATGAAAGACCTTCTACCAGGTGACTTTATGGCATCTGCTAGCGGAGACCGTATGTATCAAGTTGTTGCAGTTCGCGCTGGTGAAGACTTTGGATTCCAAGCAGGACGAGTTCGTGCATATCGCGCTGACCTTGAAAACGGCGAGATTCACATGGTTGAATACTGGGCTCCAACAAAGATGGATGGCGTTCGTCGTCCTAAGAATCCAGATGACTTGCTTCTTCCAGAAGATACGACAGATTCTCCAATTAATGACAGTGCCACTGACGGTGAGTCATCTAATCAATACGTTCCAGTTTCTACAGGAAGTGCAACTGTTAAGGTTGAGCCATCAGAAGATGGTAGATACAAGATGGTTGCTACATTCTTTGATGACAACGGGGATGTTGCATATCAGGTAGAAGACTCATATCGCACTCGTGAAGGCGCTGAGGCTGAAGGTAAGGCTCTTATTCAAGACCATGTTCGTTCTACAGAGGCACAGAAAGCCAAGGAGCAAGGCGAAGAAGCCACTAAGCAAGAAGATACTCCTGTATCTCGTGGAACAGTTCCAGCCAACGCTGACAGTGCTCCTCAGCGTGTTGAAATCTCAGATTTGCCTGGTGGATTTACTGGAGACATTCAAATTACTCCATCATCTCCAGATAAAGATAAGCCTGAATACACATCAGACTCTGCTCTTATAGATTCAGATGGAGATGTTATTGATGTCCAAAAGACAGTTCACACCTCTCGCTCAGAAGCAGAATCAAGTGGACGCGAGTTCATTAGTCGTTCAGCAGATGCATATTCTTCAGCAGAAGTTCCTGAAGATTTAGGAAAGAAGTCTTCTAAACCACGCAAGGTTAGTCCAGAGCGTCAAGCAGAGTTGGATGCAATTCGTATCAGTAACGATGCTATTCTTGATTCTACAGGTTTGCTCCCTAATACAGATGCAAAAGACCTACAGGTTGGTGACTTTATTAAGCACAATGTTAATAAAGTTTATGAAGAAATTGTTGAGATTTATCAACATCCAACTGAAAAAGGTAAGTTGCTATTCCGCGTTCGTGACCCACGAGACGGAAACATTTACGAGCGTAAATTTGACAAAGGCTCTGACATCACAAACCCACGTCGTCCTGGCATTGAAGACCAGACAACAGAGGAAGCAAACAAGAGAGCAGCCGCGCCAGAAGATGCTGAAAAGAGCAAGAGAAAAGGCCGTGGTTATGGAAAGAGAAGTTCTCGCTACAGTGACCGCGTAATTGTTGATGCTGCTGTAAAACTTAATCCACAGGCTCGTGCCAATGCTGGTCGTTATGAAGACCGTATGGGTAATCAATTAAAGCCAGCAGATGAAGTTGGATTTGCAGAGGCTACACGAGTAGTTCACGTTTCTCAGAACTTCCGTGACAAGGTTGGAAACCAGGTTGGAACAGTTATTAACTTCTCTGGCGACCAAAAGCATGGTGGAGATGTTCGTGATGGTGTTGTATATCTAGACTTTATCTTTGTTCAATTCCCACCTTCAGAAGAGCATCCAAATGGAGTTATTCGTAAGTGGCAAGCAAACAACGTATTCCCTGTTGGCCCTAATGGAGAGATTCCAAAGGCATTTGAAGGACCTAGAAATCAAAGACCTCCTAAATTAGAATACGAAGAGTCAACCGAAACTCCTTCTTCATCTGAAGGAACTCGTTTAAACCAGGCTACACCTTCTGAAGAAGATTTGCCAGAGCAAAAAGAAGTCGTAAAGAAAACTAAGTTCTCTGACGACGACAAGAAAGCATGGAAAGAAAAGAAAGTTGAAGATATAAAGCAACAACTTCTTGATGACATATTTGCTGATATTGAAAATGGCGTTCTTCCTTGGGAAGCAAAGTGGAAAGCAATGCTTGGCAGCCTTCCATTTAATCCTTTAACAAAGAAGCAATATAACGGCATTAACTTATTCATCTTGGCATATGCTCAAGACCGCGGTGGCTTCTCAAGCAATCGCTGGTTAGGTAAGAAGCAAGCCTCCGAAATGGGAGGAGTGTTGAAGGATGGCGCTAAGCCAACTGACATTCTTCTTTATCAGCCAGGTGGGCCAGTATTTAAAAAAGATGCTGCTGGAAAAGATACTACTGAAGTTGCATACTTTAGAAAATCATCTTCTTCATTCCTACAGGTTTACAACGTAGACCAGTTTGATAATTTAATTCTTCCTGAAATTCCAGAACTAGTTCCAGTTCCTATGTCAGAGGCAGAAGCAGAAATTCTTAAACTCTACAAGGACCATCCTGAAATTGAGTTTGTCTCGATGGCACCTGGAAGCGCTCCTCATTACAACTGGGAGTCTGATGGAATTACTATGCCTGAGCGTGGTCAGTATGGAGAAGACCAAGCAGGATATATTAAGACACTTCTTCACGAACTTTCACACAGTTCAGGTCATAAAGACCGCTTAGACCGTTCAGATTTATTTGACAGAATTAAAACTGAAACATCTATGGGCAATCCTTCTGGTCCAAATAGAGCAACAGAAGAACTTATGGCAGAAATTGCTGCTGCAATGATTGGTGCTAAACTCGGTCTTGACCTTGACACAAAGCACACTGCTGCATATGTTCAATCATGGCTAAAGGCCCTAAGAAATGATAGAGAAATGATTTTCAAGGCTGCTGGCGGTGCTAGTCAGATTCTTGAATACATTCTTGAAGGCAAGAAACCAGGTTCTGGCGTAGGTAAATACGGCAAAACTGGTAAAGAAATCGCTGACGAGAACAAGGAATAGGAGAGATAAAATGACTATCGAGTTTGAAAAGTTATACACAGATGCAGAACTGACTCCAGAGCGAATTGAATCGCTTAAAGAGGAGTGGGAACCTGCTTATGGCGCCGATGATGAAGCAGTTGGACAACTTGCTGAAACTGAAGGCGAACCAGAGCCAACTGAAGAAGACCTTAAGGAGATGAAGTAATGGCGTTTACACCTGACAAACCACAATATGTAGATTCACTATGGGCTCAGTTGGACCCTGAACTAGATGAAGTTGTCACTATTTTCTATAGGTCTGACGAAGGTCTTTTTTATCGTGAAGACGGTAACTGGAATGAGATGACAGGACCGACTCCAGAAGAAGATGAAAATGACGAAATTTATTTTATAGATTCAAAGTTTATTTCTGTTTATGACGAATCGGAAAAGGCTGGAGATGCCATTGGCATTGATGCTTTAAAAGAATACATAAAAGAATATAAGGTAGGTTAAAAATGAAGTTCGTAGGTCGCAAAGGCGATGAAGTTCTATTTGTAATTGATAACACGGCTGTTTTTGTTAACGAAAAACAGAATCTTGTATCTAACATAAGCACTGCTTCTACAGTGCTGGCTTCATTCGTTCCAGAAGGGCACCAAGATAAGCCTGACTCAGTGCCTTACGAACTAGCATTATCTGCAACAACAGATTTAGATATTAAAGTCTTCTCAAGCAATGACCGTATGTATACGATTCCAGATGCTGTTAAGGCTGAAGCACAGCGTGCTTTAGATTGGCATAAAGAACATCACCGCGGTGGCACACCAGTTGGTATGAATACTGCTCGCACTCTTGCTAAGGGTGGACAGATTGGCATTAAAAAGATTCGTCATATTGCAAAATATTTCCCACGCCACGAAGTGGATAAGAAAGGCACTGGTTACAAGCCAGGTCAGAAGTCTTATCCATCTAATGGTCGTATTGCCTGGGCTCTTTGGGGCGGGGATGCCGCAAAACGCTGGGCATCAGCAATTGTTGAACGTGAAAACAAAAAAGCGCAATCAAACTCTATTACTGCTTCATACCGATACATCATGTCCGAGCAGAATGACCCTACAGCAGTAGAATTAAATGCTTTTGAACTTGCTCGCACTTTACCAGCAGAACTTGCTCCAGAATTTTTTATTCGTATTCGTTTAGATGGTACAGGTATTGACCGTCTTTATAAGTGTGAACCAACAGGAGAAGTTGCTGTTTGGGATGACGGAATGTGGGAAGACCTTGGAAACCTTAACCATGACTTCCTCACATACGACAAATCATTAGATGACGCTTCAGATGTTGTAGAAAAGATGCACGTTCCTGTAGATATTGAATCTGCTATTGCAATCTCTGGAATGTTTGATGTTGACCCATATAAGTATGTTGGTGTCACTCAAGTAAATCCTGAAGAGTCAGGGCTTGTATCAGAAGCAGTAGATGATATTGACTGGGAAGAAATTTATCGTCTATCTATGGGCGATGACCCAGAGTATGAAGAGGCTATGTTTGCTGTTGGCGCACCAGTTGCTGCTCCTACACAAGGGGATGCACCTACTGGAGATATTCAAAAAGGCGATGGAAAATATACCCCAGCAGAACGCTCACAGAACGCTAGCGGACAGGTTCGCAACAAACTAGGTATGTTTGCTAAGGCTGGTTCACAAGTTGTTATTGGTGGAAAGTCTAAATACACAGGCAAGATTGTTGGAATGAATGCTGATACTCAGACTGTCAGAGTTGAATTAGATAATGGCGTAACTGTTGATGTTCCAGGAAACCTTACTCAAGAAGCCGAAGGATTTGTAGAAGCACCAGAAGCATCTGCTCCAACTCCAGAGCAAGCAAAAGCATTAACTCGTAATATTCTTGGCGAAACAAAACCTCCTGCCGATAAAGCAGGTGCTCGTCTTCCAGAGCGTATGTCTTCTATGACACCTCAGCAAACATCTACCGTTGTTGCTGACTACCCTAATTTTGTTGGTGGAGAGCGTGCTGCAAGTCTTAAAGCGGGGACTCAGGCTCCAGCAACTCCTCCTGCACCACTTACTGCAAAAAATGCTTATCAGACACCTAATGCTTATAACAATCCATTGCTAAGAAACTTTCTTGAAAAGAAAGTTGTTTCTCCTACAGGTGAAGTAAGTTATCCAAACGCTATCTGGTATCGCCCTGACCTTGCTGGTATTAATCCAAATTCAGTTGAGGCATATAAAGATAAGACATCTAGTGTTGGCAATTTTATTAAAAACAAAGAAGCAATGCCTTCTATGACTAGTCCTGCATATCAGCAACCAGCAAAAGGTTTTTCTAAGCCAACTGCTCAGCCTGCCGCTCCAGCAAAGACTGTATCTACAAGTAAGACACTTCCTAATGGAGTAGTTCAAACTGGTACACCACAGGCTCCAATTTATACAGCAATGATTAACGGAAATCCTGTTGAAACAGATAAAGAAGGAACCCCTATCAAGGGTGTCTATGTAGAAATTCCTAAAGAAGGATATAAGTATGCTGGTGCTGTAGTTAAACCAGGAGAGTCTTATGGTGCTCTTAGAGATACTGGTGAACTTGGAACTTCTAAAGAAAAATATGACAAAAATTATGACGGAATTAGAGAGTATAAGGCTGCTGATGGAACTGTCTACTATGGACGTAAAGGTGTTGTAGTTCCTGCTGGCAAGATGATGACTTCTTCTGGAACTATTGTTGATAAGCCAAAGACTGCTTCAGCAATTATTGCATCTGGAGAAAACGTTGAACTTACTCCAGATACTTCTGATGTTCCACCTGTCTATATGGCTATTGTTGCACCAGATGATGCACAGGCTGTAATGGACCTTATTGCTCTTGTTCCAAAAAATTCTCAATCAGAAGTTCCTACAACTTTTAAGCGTAAAGAAAGTAAATGGGTTAAGGATGAAGCAATTCTTAATGACCTAAACAGCCCTACACCACCACCAGTTGTTGTTTTAGATAACCCAACTTTGGCAGATGTTTTGGGACAGATTGATGGTCCAGAAGCAGCAACTGCTTCAGCAATTGTTTCAATGATGGCTGCGGGCGGTATTGATAAGAACCGTGGTAATGCAGAAGACCTTCGTGACTATTGGCTACACGGAAAAGGTGCAGCAAAGATTCGTTGGAATACTCCAGGAGACTGGACACGCTGCGTTCGTCAACTTTCTAAATACATGGGTCCTCGTGCTAAAGGCTATTGTGCTCTTCGTCATCACGAAGCAACAGGTATGTGGACTGGCGATAAAGAACATCGTCAAATTGATAAAGTCACTGCAAGTGGAAAACGCTTGTATAGCAATGACTTTATCATTTCAAAGGATTCAGTTATTGCATCTGCCGAATGGCGTGCACAGCAGACAGAGTCTGCTCCTACTGGGGAAAAAGGCGCACCATTCTTTATTCCTCTAGTGATTCCAGAAGGAGTTGAGTCTGGAGATGGACGTAAATTTGATAGTGGAGTAATCACAATGCGTGAACTTCCTCTTCCTTTGATGTGGCAAATTGCTACTGGCGAGGGACATTCTGGGTCAGTTGTTGTGGGCAAGATTACCGAGATGGAAAGAACAGAAAACGGTATTGGAAATGCTCGTGGCTGGTTTGATACTGGAGAGCACGGAAAAGAAGCGGAAAGACTAGTTCGCGGTGGGTTTATCCGTGGCGTATCCGCTGATATGGATAATTTTGAAGCAGATGAAGAAACAAATGCTTCAGAACCTGGCGCTGACACCAAGGTCGGAGCAGGTAAAATGAAGATAACAAAGGCAAGAGTTATGGCTGTAACTATTGTCCCAAAGCCAGCGTTTCAGGAATGCACCATTAAGATTGCTGAAGCAAAGGCCCCAGAGCAGGAGGAAAAAGCAATGCTATCTGACGGTGTATATGTCGAAGGTGTAAACCCTCTCGACGCATCAGCACTTGTCGCTTGTGGACTAGTTGCTGGAATGATTCCAGTAACTCCACCAAAAGAGTGGTTCGACAACCCTAAGTTGACAAAGCCAACTGCTCTGACAGTAACTGATGATGGAAAAGTTTATGGTCACATTGCCGCATGGCACGTTGACCACATTGGAATGGCTTTTGGAACAAAGCCACCTCGTAGTCGTAGCAACTACGCCTACTTCCATACAGGAGTTGTAAAGACTGAAGAAGGCGCCGATGTGCCTGTTGGTCAACTAACTCTTGCTGGTGGACACGCTTCACTTGAAGCATCAGCATCAGAGGCTGTTCGTCACTATGACGACACTGCTTCAGCAATTGCAGATGTTCATGCAGGTGAAGACGCATACGGAATTTATGTTTCTGGTGCACTACGCCCAGGGACAACTCCAGAACAGATTCGTTCACTTCGTGCATCAGCACCATCAGGTGATTGGCGTCCAATTAAGGGTGGTCTTGAACTTGTTGCTGTTTGCCAAGTAAACGTTCCAGGATTCCCAATTGCTCGCGCTCGCGTTGCATCAGGCCAGGTAATGGCTCTTGTTGCAGCAGGTGCAAGTGTTCTTGCTCAACTAAAGCATGACCCTCTTGCAGATATTCAGGCTCGCCTAGACCGCGTTGAGTCAGTAACAACTGAACCACTAGTTGCTGCTGCTAATGATGCAAAGGCTCGTATGGAATCAATGACTGCTGCTGTAAAAGCAGGAGAACTTTCAAAGCGTTTTAAAAGTATCAAGGATGCAGATTCTTTTTACATGACTCAGATGCTGGACGACGACACAACTGAGTTAGCAATAATCCCACGTCGTGAACGTATTAAATTGGCTGAAGAAGGAAAGGCACTTAAGGATGGCTCTTTCCCTATTCGTAACGAAAGCGATTTGCGTAATGCAATTCACGCTTTTGGCCGCGCTAAGCCAGGAAAGCGTGGACTAGTTCGTCGCCATATTGTTAAAATGGCTCGCGCTCTAGACCGCAAAGATATTATTCCTGAAGCATGGAAAGAAGCATCAGACACTACTGTAACTGCAAGTTTGCGTGAAAGAATTGCAATTGTAGAAGCAGTTTTAGCATCAGGAGATGTTAAAGAACTCCCTTTCGTTGAGGGGGGTCAGGCACCAGTATCAGCAGATTCTGCTGACGCTTGCCCTCCTGCAACGGGAGATATTTCTATCAACTTAGCCAATCGCCAAAAGGCAATTGACAATGGTGGCTATGGTCCTCTTAATCCACAAGAACCTAATGATAAGTTTTGGCAAGCCAAAGCAACTCGTTGGTCTGTAGATATTCAAGAGGCTAAAAAATCTGTATGTGGAAACTGTGTAATGTTTATCCGTACACCAAAAATGTTGGACTGTATCTCTGCTGGTTTAGAAGCAGGAGATTCAAGTAAGGCAAATGCTTGGGATGCAATTGATACAGCAGAACTTGGATACTGCGAAGCATTTGATTTTAAGTGTGCATCATCTCGCACCTGCGATGCCTGGGTAGTTGGCGGACCAATTACTGCGGCAGCACCAGAAGCAGAAGTTCCTACTCAACCAGCAACCCCTGCACCTGTTGGAGTTGAAAAGCCAGTAGTTAAAATTACTGATAAAGATATTAAAGACCTCTCAGATGAAGAACTTAAGGCTCTAAAACAAGAACTTAAGGCTAAGCGTCAAGTAGAGCGCAAGGTTGGTGGAAAGTATGTTCCTGGAAAGACTCAGCCTAGAGATACTTCAGGAAAATTCCGCACTGTGCTGGCAAGACTTAAGGCTGACTTAGGACCAAATGGTTCTGCTGAAGCCCTTGCCAAAATTGAGAAAATAGAACAACTAGGTGACACTGGTGATTATCTAGCATCTGCTAAGGCTGCTGGCGAACTTCTTGGCATGGTTGACCGTCTTGACTCTGGGGCACTAAATGCTCAATCTTTAGAAAACGTTCGAATTACGGCTGGAATGCTTGGCAAGACCATTGCAAACTTACCTTTTGCCTTTGGAAAAGATGCTCAAAAAATTCGTTTTTCTGATGTCCCACCCGTACTACAAGACCTTATGCGAGATATGATTTCCCGTGTAAAAGACAAAATTGGTGATAAGGACGCGGCTGAGGCTACGCAAGGGCTAAAGACTTTTATGTCTGGTGGGGACTATTTCAACCAGGGAGAGATTTCTAGCCAGATGTCAAAACTCCTTCGCTTACTTACCTAAGTTCTATAAAAATCGTACAAAACCAAAAATCACACTAATAAAACTAATGTAATATTCAGTACTAGGTGGAGTGCCTCCACGCATTTATTGCGTATTGGAGTCCCTCGGCCTCGACTGACAGCGAGACAGGAATTATTAGCCTGTCGTGACTGGCCCAGAGGAGGGACAGTATGGACCAAATCAAAACAATGATGGACCAACTCTCAGACCTCGATGACTCACAAGTCAGCGAACTACAGAGTTCAATCATCAAAGAGTTTGAAACGGTTGAGAAAGAAGAACCTTCTCTTGCAACAGTTGACGCGATGACGTCGCTTGCCGATATGCTTGACGGAGTTAGAAACGAAGTCATGCGCCGCGAAACTGCGGCCAAAGAACTCGCACAGCGAGCAGCCGAGGCCGCTAACCGCGTACACGGACAAGATGGCGAAGCAGCGGATAAGTCAATGGATGAAGAAAATCCTGATGCCGCACCAGCAGATGCAGAAGCACCTGCTGCTCCAGTAGAAGAAATGCCTAAAGAAGAAGTTGCTGCTGCACCAATGGAAGAAGAAGCACCTGTTGCTGATGCTCCTGTTGTTGAAGAAGGAACTCCCGAAGAAGAAGCAAAAGAAACTCCTGCTGAAGAAGACACGGAGAAAAAGGACAAGAAGGAATATTCCATGACCGAATCATCATCAACTAATGCAGAGAAGAACTTAGAGTTCTCGACTGAAAACGCAGAAGCAGCGCCCGTTGCTGAAGCAACCACTGAAGTAGCAGCAGAAGTTGCCGCTCCAGTAGCAGAAGAAGCACCAGCAGCAGAAGCAACAGCAGAGGAAGCAGCAGCATCAGATGATGCAGCAGCAGACGCAGCAGTTGCAGACGCAGTTGATGGTTCAGAAGCATCAACCAAATCAGAAGCAAGTGAACCAACTTTGGTTCAAGAAACTATGGAGGCACCTGTGACCGCCGCTGCCGAAAATGCAGACAACCTCAACATTGAGGTCCCGGCTGACCGTCGTCTTATCTCCCAGTCTTCTGCCGCACCTGTGGCAATCACAGCGGGCGCAGATATTCCTGGATATACAGCCGGCAGCCCAATGAACGACATGAGCGCTGTTGCGGAAGCAATGTCAAAGCGCCTACACGGCCTACGTCGTGTAAACGGTGGAGATGGAGAGCAGCACATTGTTGCATCTGTCACTACTTCATTCCCAGAATCACGCACCCTTACTCAGGATGCTGAATCTAACTGGGCAAAAATCCAGGCTGTAACTGGCCCAGAAGCACTTGTTGCTTCAGGTGGTCACGCAGCACCATACACAATCAAGTACGACATCTTTGGTCTTGGTACCACTGCACGTCCAGTACGCGATTCACTTCCAACATTCCAGGCTGACCGTGGCGGTATCCGCTTCGTAACACCACCAGTTCTTTCATCATATGGAGACGCTGTAGGAATCTGGACAAACGCTAAGGATATTACTCCTGGCACAGACACCAAGACATCACTTACTGTTTCTGCTGCACAGGAAAACACTGTTGCAACAGATGCTGTAACTTTACAGTTGCAGTTTGGTAACTTGATGACTCGTGCTTACCCAGAACTAATCGCTCGTCACAACGAGTTGGGTCTTATCCAGCACGCTCGTGAAGCAGAGCAGAACCTTCTTTCAAAGATTGGTACTGCTTCAACAGCAGTTACAACTACAAGCCTTATCGGCTTTGGTCGTGACTTCCTCGTCCAGATTGGCCGCGCTGCTGCTGCTTACCGTTCACGTCACCGTCTAGAGACTGATGCACCACTTCGTGCAATCATCCCTGGCTGGGTTCTTGACGCAATGCAAGCAGACCTTACTCTCAATATGCCTGGTGACAGCAGTCTTGCTGTTGCTCAGTCAGAAATCAATGGCTACGTTAAGGCTCGCGGAGTTAACCTAACTACCGCTCTTGACGCAACAGTCTTTGGTGCACAGAGCACAGGCGCACTTGTCGAGTTCGCAGATTCATTCACATGGTACCTATTCGCAGAAGGTTCATTCTTGTTCCTTGATGGCGGTACTCTTGACCTCGGAATCATCCGCGATTCATCTCTAGTCGGAACTAACGACTACAAGATGTTCGTTGAAACATTCGAAAACATCGCATTTGTTGGTGTCGAGTCTCTCGCCATTACATCTACCATCTCTGTTAACGGTGTGGCTGCTGCCCTCCGCGACACAACTGGTGGAGCAACTGCTGCGGCTGTTGAGTACTAAACCGTACCCGATAGTTAAAAATTAATTCACTAGGTAACGCTCAAGAGTTGAAGGAGTAGAAATATGGCATTTGATGGAGTCTTTGAGGCCCCTAAATTAGTCCCTGCTCCTTGCGGACTCTTGAGCGTTGCCAATGTGACTGAACACGGGGCTCGTGCAAACGACGAGACCTGGGTTCGTGGCTTTTCTCACAAGTTTAATTCTCGTGCAACAGTAAGACTATTAACTGAAAATGATGACACCGTTTCTGGTGGAACTTTATTTGATGCTACTAGTTTGGCAATTTACGAAGATTACAACCCATTCTTTATTGAATCAGAAGTTTCTCGTAGTGCTCTTGGCGTTCTTGGGGAAGACCGTTTTGATGAAGCACTAAAGAAGTTAGAAGCAGCAACTCAAAAAGCCGTAGAGCGTGAGTTGTGGGCTGGAAGTGCTGCACTAGCGGCAAGTAATACAAATAGATTTTTAAGTAAAACAGGGGCATCAACTATTCCAGTTGCAGGTGCATATTCAGCATCAGATGCTTTGTTCCATTTGGAGCAATCCATCGCTGATTCACCAACTGGTACATCTGGAGTCATTCACATGACAAGAGATGTTGCTTCAATTCTTGGAGCAAAACTTGTCTACATTCCAGGAACGGAATCAAAGCCTGGAAGAGTTATGACTCGTCTTGGAACTGATGTAGTAATCGGTTCTGGATACACAGGAGCAGGTCCAATAGGTAATGCCAACGCAGCAGCGTCGCTTACAAATCGTTGGATGTTTGCTACAGGAGCATTAGAGGTTCACCTAAGTAAGTCAGAGATTGTAAATGAGAATCTCGCTCAGGGCATAAATGCTAGAATTAATGACATGATTATCAAGGGCGTCCGTGCTGCTGCGGTCTACTTTGACCCATCTATCCATTTTGCAGTGCGGGTAGCAGTACCTGCGCTTGCATAGTAAAAACTAACTAAGGAGATACAGAATGGCCACTCAGGACTACGCGGCTTCCGTCCAAGGTGTGGCGATTCGAGTCACACGACTCGACGCCTCGGGTAACCTACTCACTAACGATGGTGACAGTTACACAACCTCGGCGTTCCTTCGCGCTTCATTTACCCCAGAATACGAAGAGGGTGACGAAATTGTTGAGAAGTCAGCCGATGGAACAATTTGCGTTTCATACAAGGCACCAGACACACTCAAGCGCATCACAATGGAACTCGCAATTTGCGAACCAGACCCAGAATTAACATCACTTCTTTCAGGTGGCTTGCTACTTCGTAAGAACTTTGGAACACTTGGAACACCTGACAATCAGTCAGTCGGCTGGGCCGCACCAGCAGTTGGCGATAATCCAGCAGGAAACGGTGTTGCTCTAGAAGTTTGGTCATTTGCAGTAAAAGATGGAAAGCGTGCAACAACAAATCCATACTTCTACTGGGTATTCCCATACGTCAAGTTACGCCAGTCAGGTGACCGTGTAATTGAAAACGGAATGCTTGCAAACACATTTGAAGGTTACGGCCTTGGAAACCAGTTCTTTGGAACAGGTCCAGATGGTCGTTGGGAGTTCCCAGTTGCAGCGCAGCGTCCATACTCATACGCTCGCGGTTCATGGGCTCCAACAGGTCTCAAGGGCTTCTACGACTGGTTTGACGCTAAGTCAGTATCAGTTAGCAACAAGTCTTTGACTTCTAACGTAGCAACTCTTACTACTTCAGCAGCGCATGGCTTTGATATTGGCCAGACCGTTACTGTTGCTGGTGTAGATTCTACATTCAATGGTACTTATCTAATTACTAATAAGACCAACAACACATTTACATATGCTAAGACAGCAACAGATGTTGCTTCAGCAGCAGTATCACCAGTTGGAACAGCAGTTCGCCAGCGTGGTTATTTACCTGTAAATAGTTTTGCTTATCAGTCATCTACAACAGGTTATAACGTTCCTGGTGGAATCACTTATAACGCTGATTCACCTGTTGACTTCATCATTGCTTCATCACAGGACCCAACAGTCTAATAAGTAAAAAGGAGGGCGGACGACATTCCAGTCGTGTATTTTTACACAAGGAAGTCGTCCGCTTTTCTCATTAAAGTAGGAGAGACATGAGCCATCTTTGGACTAACGCAGAAGACCTAGGGTCTTATGCTAATTCTGAATACGCCTATGATGCTGTAAAAACAGCCTCTTACTTAATGTGGGCAATGTCAGGTCGTAAATACTCTGGAACAACTACAGTTACAGAGCGCTACATATCGTCTTTTTCTCCCTACCTGAGAGTGGGGGCATCAAGCCTTAACTTCTCTCCGGTACTTGTGCAGGGGCAAGTTCAGAACGTTCAAGTGAACGTTTTTGGTAGATATAACGATAGCGACTTTGCAGGAGATGGTTCATCTGCTGCAACTCGTGTCCGTTTGCGTGGGCGCAAAGTAATTAAAATCCACACCGTAAGAGATACAAACGGTAATGTGGTGGACCCTAAAGAATATTACTTAGTTGAGCACTCAACAATGCTTGCAATTCCAGGGGCAAGTTGGACTCCATCTAACGTAGAAATTACATACACATATGGAACAGAGCCACCTACAGCAGGTAAAAATGCTGCTCGTATGCTTGCTCTTGAACTAGTTAAGTTGTATGAAGGCGACGATACCTGCGCTCTTCCGCAGCGTGTAACTTCAGTGTCCCGTCAAGGTGTTTCTTACACAATCCTTGACCAACAAGATTTTATTGACCAAGGCAAAACTGGCTTATATTCAGTTGACTTATTTTTAAAAACTACTAACCCAGACAATGCTCGTGCTCGTTCACGAGTATTCTCCCCTGACCAGCCTCGTGCTCGTCGTATGACACCTAAGCCATACTTATTTACTGAAACAGCATTTGACCTCAAAGTGCTGCCTACAGGCGGAGATACAGAAATCTTCCTTGATGAAGTTAGTGGAGATTTCCTACTTCAAGACAACGCTTGGGCAGTGTCTTTAACAGTTTCAGACTATACAAATTCTAAAACAGTAAGTGTTCCTGGAGCAGCAACTCTCAATCGTGCTACTGGAAAGATTGCCTTATCCGTAGATTACAGCGATATTCTTGCTATTCTTGGACCTCGTGAGCCAGGAAGTTTTGATATCTACTGTACTCGACCAAGTCTAGGCAACCCTGCCGTTGACGAAGTTATCAACCTTCTTACAGCAAACATCTCTATTCAACTCGGAACACGAACAGAGACCATCTATACTTTCTAAGTATAAAAGTTTAAGAAGGAGAGACATATGAGTGGGTTACCAGACCTTTCACAGGTAGACGACGATGCAAAGCATCTTGCTAACTTTTTACAGGCTGTACTTGATAAAGTTGTTTCGACCTACGCTTCTTACGGTATGCCACTTCCAGCCCGACGCTACTGGACTTTAGGTGAGCCAGTTGTTGATTGCGAACAACTTGTAGTATCTTTCCTTCAGATGTATGTTGGTTCTCCAGGGGATGAAGCAACACAGCCTCGCCGTTGCGCGGACCCACGAAGTGCAACAATAAATATTTCTGTTTCACGTCAAGTCCCTACAGTAGGACAAAATGGTCGCCCACCCTCAGCCGAAACTATCGAGGCAGGTTCTCGTCTATCTGCATACGATGCTTGGGTGATGATGGAAGGTGCAGCAAAATTTGATGCATGGGAAGAAACTGGTTTTGGTCTTGGCGTTATCGCTACAGTTGAGGTAAGAACTGCTGAAGGCGGATTTCAAACTGCTGTCCTTACTATGACTGCTGGTGTCCCATAATGGCAACAAAAGTAGTTCTTCGTAAAGCAGAGTATGAATTTTTCTTTAACGAGCCTTCTGGAAAAGTTGGAAGATATTTAGCGCTTAGAGGTAACTTAATTGTTCGTGCCGCTAAAGCGCAAGTTGGTGTAAGAACTGGTGCCCTAAGAGCATCAATTCATATGCGCCACTCTAGAGATACTAGAGGTCAATACATTAGAATTGGTTCGGCTATGAACTACGCACTCCTTCATCACGAAGGAAGTAAACCGCACATGATTAAGCCTGATAGGGCTCAAGTCTTGAAGTTTACTAGTCGTGGAAAAGTCATGTATGCCCATGCGGTCATGCATCCAGGAACCAAGCCTAACCGTTATTTAACAGATAACTTAGGGTTAATAAAATAAAGCGTTTACTGCAAAAGCAGAAAACAAAAGACACAAGTGAAGGAAGAAAAATATGACAACAGGAAGATTTAAAGATTTTGGTTCAGGTGGAGAAAATACTTCTGAACCGCTCTCTTTTAAGATTCATGGAGAAGAGTTTCATTGCTATCCAAATATCCAAGGCAAAGTAATGTTGGATATGGTTTCTCAGTCAATGAAAGAAGATTCTTCTATGGCAGTAGATGTTATCAATACTTTTTTTGCTAACACTCTTCAGCCAGAAAGTAAGAAGAACTTTGATACTTTAATTAATGACCCAGAACGAATTGTCACGGTTGACACCCTTGGCGAGATTGTTACTTGGTTGGTGGAGCAGTATTCCTCGCGCCCTACACAGGGGTCAGAGGACTTACAGAGTGGGCAGTAGACCTCTGGCCCTACGTTAACGGTAAGGCACTGATGAGCGGCCTACAACTCTCTTCTATGGAATCTAGTGAAATGCTTGATGTAATTCACTATCTCTTTGAAGAAGATTTGACCAGTTCATCAAATGCTGAACAACTTGAAGCAAAAGATAGAGTTAGAAGTATTATTTATCGGGACTTTTATGACCATAAGTATAAATATGGGTCTGGAAAAAACGATTATAATATGTCTAACGAGGTTTTACAAGAAGGCCTTGTTGGAGACGAAGAAGACGACTTGCAGCCTTTTGACCCTACAAAGGCTCCTATCAAACCTTACTTTGCTCCAACAAATCCTGATGAAAAATCTGTTAAACCTTTTGGTATGGATATTGATGCCCCGCTGGGCTAAGTAGTAGATTGGTGGTGATGGTGTGGCTGTAGTCGGTGACGCATATGTCGTTGTCCACGCCATCACTTCTGGTGTCAAAAAAGACATTGAAAATGGTTTTAAAGGTGTTGACCAAGTTGGTGAGCGGGTTGGTTCTCGTTTAGGTAAAACAATTAGTGCTGGTATGTCAAATGCTATGCCAAAAAATAATAATATGTTTTTTACGTCTGCTCTACAGGCTCAATCGTTGGCAGCAGCAGATGCATTTTCTAGCCTAACAAGGGCTGGCTATGTTCTTGCTCCAGCAATTACTGCTGTAGTGGGGATAGTTGGTGCTTTAGGCAGCGGTTTAATTTCTTTGGTTAGCGTAGTTGCAGCAGCAGGACCAGCCCTTGCTGTACTTGCTAATGGTTTTGCTGGCTTAATTGGACTATTAGCAACTGTAAAAATTGCATTTAACGGGGTAACCGAAGCAATCGGTGCTGGTTTAAAGAATCAAAAGAAATCTATATCAAATGCAAGAGCAATAGTAAAAGCGCAACTAGCAGTTGACAGAGCCACGGAAGACTTAGCACGTTCATATAAAGACGCTGCCAAATCAAATGAAAAGGCTCTTTATGATGAAGAACAGGCTCAGACTGCACTTAACAAGGCTCGTGCAGATGCTATGGAGCAACTTCAACAACTTGCTTTTGATTCAGAAGATGCTGCCATCAATGAGCAGAAGGCTGCTCTTGAACTAGAAAAGGCTCGTGAAACTCTTGCTCGTGTTTCAGACCTTCCACCAAACTCTCGTGCTCGTAAAGAAGCAGAACTTGCATTTTCACAGGCGGACCTTAATTATCGCCGTGCTATTGATAAAAACAATGACCTTAAAAAGACAGAAGCAAAAAATGCTCAGATGGGCAGTGGCACAATAGAAGACCAGATTAAAGGTCAAAAGAGTGTTATGGATGCTCAGTATGCTGCTGAACAAGCATCTGTCAACACAACACAAACACGAGAAGATAATGAAATTAAATTGGCTCGTGCCACTGAAGATTTAAAAATTCAAATGGATGACCTAGCAAACCTAAAGATGGGTCCAGGTTTTGATGCTTTTCAAGATGCATTGTCCAATCTTCCAGCATCTGCTCAAGAATTTGTTAAATATATTGTTAGTCTTAAAGGTGCATTTAAAGATTTACAGGCTGCTATTGGTGATGAACTATTTCCTAAACTTGAAGAAGCGATAGATAAACTTGTAACAAAACTTCTTCCACGCTTAAAACCTCTTTTTGCTGAAACGGGCAGTGTTCTTGGAGATGTAGCAAATAAAATTGCTGATGTCCTTACAAGAGCAGACAACATAGAACGTATTGAAAGAATTTGGAAGACCAACAACGAGGCTTTGCTTATTTTTGGTGACACTATTGCCAATCTTATTGATTCTTTCCTTCTTATTGCAGATGCAGCACGACCTCTTGTTATCGAGTTTGCTACTTGGACTAAAAATATTACTGGTGCTTGGAAGGCAACCCTTGAGGCAGATACTAAGTCTGGAAAACTTAGTAAAACTCTAGAGACAGCAGCAGAGGTTGTTCGCAGACTTGGAAAACTTTTTCGAGAAACATTTGGCGCAATTGGAACCTTAATCAAGGCAAACGTTGGAGAAGGAAGCGGCGGTTTCTATCTCCTTGACTACCTCACAAATGCTGCAACTAAATTAAAGAATCTTACAGAAATTGATGGAACACCTCTTAAAGAGTTCTTTCTTCAAGGTGCAATTAACGCTGGTAAGGTTTTAGATGTTGTTGGTGGACTTTTAGGAATTATTATAAAAATTGGTGCAAGTACGGGTATGTCAGGATTTCTTGATGCGCTAAAGGGAGCAATGCCTGATATTGAATCTCTAGGAAAGACACTTGCAGACAGCCTTCCAGCATTTGGAAAGTTTATTGCAGAGTTTATTAGATTTGTTAAAACTGTCACTGATAGCGGTGCTGTAACTATTTTCTTTAATACTTTAAGAACTGCTTTAAAGTTTATAACTGACTTTTTAAATACAGACTTTGGTCAAGGTCTGCTCAAAGCAACAGCAGTAATTTTGCCATTTATCTTAGCAATGAAGACTATCGGTCAAGGAGCAGACTTCTTTGGCAAAGTAGTTTATGGAAACTTCTTAAAACTTAAAGGTGGAGTTGAGGCAGTTGCTTCTGCCCCGGCAAAACTTTCTCAGGCATGGGCACAACTAACCTATACTTCTGGTATTGCTGGTAGGGCTCAGATGGCTCTGGCTCCTATATTTGGCGCTGGCATGGGACCAATTATTGCAATCGTAGCCGCTGTTGCTGCTTTAGTTGCAATATTTGTTTTGATGTATCAAAATAGTGAAACTTTAAGAAAAGCAATAAAAGATTTAATAGATGGTGTATTTAAAGAAATTCAAGCATCCTTTAAACAAATTATGGATGCCGTCAAAATGGTTGCTCCTGAAATTAAGGGGCTAGGTGATATCTTTAAAACAATGGGTGACTTTGTTGGTAAGTACATAGTCCCTCTATTTAAAGTTATTCTTGTTAATGCTATAGACACACTTTCAGATATTATTTCAGGAGTAATTAAGGTTGTTGCTGGTCTGTGGTACATATTTACTGACCCAATTAAGGGTGTAAAACTTCTTTTATCAGGGTTCTTAGATTTCTTTAAAGCATTTTTTATCAATCCAATAACTAGCATAATTAAACAAGTTAATATATTTGGACCGCTTGGCGATGGATTTAAGGCTGTCATAAATAAAATGATTGGCTGGTGGAATAGTTTTAAACTTGAACTTAACATTCCAGATAATGCTGTAACTAGATTTTTAAATATTGCTGGTAAAGGATTTACAATCCAAGCACCATATGTTCAACCTTTTGCTAAAGGTGGAGTAGTTCAACCTTCTATAGGCGGAACTTTGGCTCGTATCGGAGAAGCAGGAAAGCCAGAGCGTGTAGAGCCTCTTGACCCAGATGGGCTTTCTAAGCGCGATAAGGCAATGATTGACTATATGGGCGGCACTGGTAGAGGTGTCACTATTGTTGTTAATCCTTCTGCTGGTATGGATGAACGTGAACTTGCGGCAATCGTTTCTCGTCAACTTTCATATGCAATGCGTAAGGGAGCAGCATAATGGCACAACTTAATCAAGCACAGAAAAATAGGATTACTCAGCAAGCGCTGACTCCACTTCCACAGCCGCACCTGACTGGTATGAAGTTGCAGGAAGACATTATCCTCAATGATTTTGTATTAAATACTGTTGATGACTATGGTGTTCTTTGGGTAGTCACCGATATTAAAGGTTGGTGGAGTCCTCCAGCACCTGATATGCCAGATATTAAACGTGGATGGGCAGATGGCTCATATGATGTAAAAGGTCGCTACAACGCTCGTGATTTGACCTTAGAAGGTTCTATCCTGTGTACTGACCCGTCATTGATGGCAGAGGCTCGAAGACGTTTAGTTGCTCAAATTAACTTAGTAAGGCAAGGAGGCTGGTTAAAAACAAATGAAAACCCACTTAAAGCATCTTGGGTTCGCCTTAGTGGAGAACCAAACTTTGAGACAGTCAGTGCTCGTGGTCGAATTGATTTTTCCATCGGTCTTCGTGCTGCTGACCCTATAAAGTATTCTTGGAATGAACTTAATCAAGATGGATATGATGTTGAAGAAATTCTTGCAAAATCAACAACTCCACTAAGAAGCGGTAAATCCGTGTTAACAAATCAAGGTGACTACCCTGTCAGTGCTTACTTTAGAGTTACAGGTCCAATCACTGGTCCAGCAATTATTCTTAATGAAACAAATGGTGAATCAATAACAATTGTTGAGCCACTAAGAACAATAGTATCTGGCTCAATTATCTCTAAATCTATCACTGGTGGCGTTGTTACCCTGACTACATCTGCTGCTCATATCCTGCAAATAGGCGATTCTGTAGAAGTATTTAGTTTAGGAACGGGTATAGATGGCGACAGATATATCACAGCAAGAACAAGTAATACATTTACTTTTATTGGAACTGCTACTGATACTGTCAACGTAGTTTCAGTCTCTGGAACATATACTTTTGGTCCAGACATTCTTGAAATTGACACATACAATCGAGAGACTGCTCTTAATGGAGAGTATTACGGCGCTCGTATGAAGTTAGAGGTATACAACGACTGGGTGACACTATCTCCAGGAGAAAATGTTATTAGTTTCTACGACAACGGGAGTGCTAACTCGACTGCTAAACTATCTGTGGAATACCGCTCTGGCTGGCTAGCGTAATACTAAACGACACGAGGAAAAGACGACATGGCAATTGATTATCACTCGATAACTCCCCCTGAGTATCGCTACTACGTTGCTGATTTGTTGACCAACGAAGTTCTTGCAGAAATTCCTTTTATAGGTGTATCCTATGAACGTGCTTTAAGTAAGGCTGGTTCTTTTTCTGGAACTATTCCACTTATTGAGGCAACAACACATTTGGAACTTTATGACAACACAATGCCTGGAAAAACTGCCCTTTATGTTCTTAGAGATGGCGTTTGCGTTTGGGGTGGCATTATCTGGGGACGTCAATATTCTCCAACAAATAAAACTCTTAGTGTTGATGCCAATGAGTTTGTAAGTTATTTATATCATCGTGCATTGTGGCAGACCCTTTATTACGGCTCAGAGCAATATTATTGCTCACGCTATGAGGCTAACGGCTCAATAGCGACTATATATACAGAGGTAGACCATGGATTTAAACCAGGAGAAAAAGTAAGAGTTCGTAACTTAAACCCCGCTCTCAACGGAGATAAGACAATTTCTACGGTCCCATCCCCGGCAAGTTTTACTTTTGGTGTAAGCGGAGTTACTTTAGCCTCTAGTCCATCAACAACTGGTCTTGCACGAACAATTGTTGACACATATGACCTAGCCCGTGACTTAATTGGGTATATGTCAGATGACTTTTCTAATCTTGCTTTTGCTAACGAAACAATAAAACCAGCAAACGAATTGCTATATTCTCTAACAAATAAAGTGATGGCTACAGGGACTGCAACTCTTACTACCGCCCTACCTCACGACCTACTTTTAGGTCAGCAAGTAGAATTAGTTGATGTTGATGCACTACTTAATGGATATCAAGTTATAACAGCAATACCAACAACAACAAGTTTTGTAGTCAAACCTGCTGGAGTAACATCAAGTTTTGCTAGCACTGCCCTAACTCCACTAACTACATACAACATTACATCCGCTGAAATACAGACAACAACACTAAAAATTACAACTAAGCAAGTCTTAAATAACATAGCAACAATGACAACATCATCTGCTCATGGTTTGGCTGTGGGAGATGCTGTATCTATTTCAAATATTACTAATACAATCTCTGTAACAAAAACCGCTGCTTCTGGAAGTTCAGGAGCGGTAACAGTTACTATTGTAGGTTCGAATAGTGGTCTTCTAGTTGGTATGGGTGTGACTGGTGCAGGTATTGGCTCTAACGCAACTATTCAATCTATTAACGGACTTATTCTTACTTTAGGAGTAGAGAACGTTGGAACTGTGACTGGAACACTCACCTTCTTCTATGAATCAGTTCTTAATGGTCCTCAGACAGTGATTGCAGTTCCTTCTACTACACAGTTTAGTTTTGCTAAAACTTCTCGTGATGTTGCCTCTACCGCAGTAACTAAAGTGGGAGAGCAGACTACATACGCCTTCACAAATAGTAATAACCTTGCTTATGCCTCTACAATTCAAGGTTCTGCTACAGCAACTAATAATCCTAATTTATATTTTATTCGTGGAAATACATACACTCTTACTATTAATTCCCCTGGTTATAACTTTTGGATTCAAAGTTCTGGAGGAGGATATGCTGCTGGAAAAGTTTACTCGACTGGAGTAACTAATAACGGAACAGCAAGTGGAACAATTACATTTGTTGTCCCCTTAAATGCACCTTCAACTTTGTATTATCAGGCTCAACAGACAAACAGCATGGCTGGAGTAATTAACGTAACAGATTATGGCTCTGTCTCATACAAATCTGGCCTTATCACTACGTCAACTAATCACGGTCTTACACAGGGTAAAAAAGTTGTTATTGAAAATGTAGGCTCTGACTATGATGGCGTCAAAACCGTATCAACAATTGTTAACACTAGAACTTTTAAATTTAACTCAACTTCAATAGTCAACGCTCAGGCTGAGGCAGTCTATGGCGGCACAGTTAAATGGGGTGGAAGAGCAGTTGCTGGAACTTTTGGAGCCTACTCTGGAAATTCAGATATTGGCATAGATGTTACTCAAGACTTGAGCGGTAAGTACATTGGGGTCTCTCAGCAAATATTTAGAGGCTCTGATTTAAAATCATTTGGAGAAATTCTTGAAGAATTTTCAAAAGATGTAAATGGTTTTGAGTATCGTATTGACTGTGATTTTGATAAAAATATTGGTCAATTTTCTAAAACACTTACCTTTGTTCCCTTTATTCCACCTCCTAATAGAATATCTGTTACCTACAAAACTCTTGTTTCTAATGTAGCAACATTGACTACAGCCGCTGCCCACGGGTTAGTTATAGGACAAGAAATTGTAGTTAGTGATGTAGGTACATCTTTTGATGGAACTCAGGTGGTAACGGGAACACCAACTACAACAACATTCACATTTAGTGCAATTAAGGCAAATGTTCCTGGAAGCGCATCTACTGGAAATATTGGCTCGGTGCACCCTATTAGTGTTCTTGGCGCAGACCAGTATGTCTTTGAATATCCAGGGAATGTTCTTGAGTTTGGGATAACAGAGACGGCAGAAAACTCTGCTACTCGTATGTGGGTTGCTGGAAACGCTGACAATATTGATGGGGACCCAAGTCAGCCATATGCAGCAGCAGCATCTACAGATTTAATGGATAAAGGATGGCCAGTCCTTGACCAAGTTGAAACAAAAAATGATACGCAGACAACAGCCTATGGAGAGAGTGCTCTTTATTCATATGCTAAAGATTTTGTTGACGAAGCACGTCCGCCAGAGGGCAATTTTACAATTGCAATTAACGGTTCAATTGGGCCGTATGTTGGAGACTTTTTACCTGGAGATTGGTGCTCACTTATTATTGATGATGAGTTTGTTCGTATGCGTCTTGCTAGTGACTTAGAGCCTAGAGGGGACGTAATTGTGCGTAAAATAGTTGGTTATAAAGTAAATGTTCCAGATGGTGTTGCTTTCCCTGAAAAAGTTGACCTTGAACTTATTAGTGAATGGAAAGAAGACCGTCGCATCTCTACATTGAAGATTACGGTATAGGAGAAATAATGCCAAGTAGACGCCGCAGTGCCAATAAAAATCTAGGTAACAACCTTTCTGATGTTCAACGCAGAATACGTTATCTAGAACGTCGTCCTGCTCGAAGCAGACTTGGAGCAAAGTCTGTTACAACTGAAGCAATCGGTGCTGAAGTTATCACTCCTGAACAAGTTAACTTTGGAACAGTAGTTGTTGGTTCTCCTGGAGACATTACAGACCCTAAAGACGGTCAATTAGTTGTTAACCCAAATGACGGCTCAGTATCAGTCTATGACGACAACAACGGAGCATTTATTGATGTTGGTGACCCCGCTGCTTTTGACCTTTCTGTAACAGCCTTTGCTGCTGCAAATACTGCTATTACAACAGCAAACGGCAAGAATAAAATTACATACTCTCTGGCTGCACCTGGAACAACAGCAAATACTGCTGGAGATATATGGTGGCAATACACCAGTGGAAACATTATTAGTGGTCAGTGGACTGGCTTGGGTGGCACATCTTGGCAAGCAAATACTATAGGAAATGCTGTAGTTGCAAACTTAGATGCAGGAAAAATTACTACTGGTTTTCTTGATGCCGCTCGTATTAATGCTGGAACTATCACGGCAACAATGATTGCTTCTACAGCACTAGATGCCAAAACAATTACTGGTTCAACTATTAGAACAAGTGCTGGTCCTAACAGTAGAGTTATTTTTGATACTAGTGGTATTAGAGCAATTAATGCTTCTGGAACAACAACAGTAAATATTTCTAGCGATGGGTCAGCATCTTTTACTGGCGCTGTAACTGCATCATCTTTTTCTGGAACTAACGTCATCTCTGGCGGGAGTCTGGTTGATGGAACTATCACCAATACTCAGATTGGGAGTCTTAGCGCTAGCAAAATTAATGCTGGAACAATCAATGCTGCTGTAATTACAGTTTCAAACTTAAATGCGGACAATATAAGTGCTGGAACAATTACCAGCCGTGCTATTGATAATGGCAATGGAACTTTCAAGGTTACGGCTGCTGGTGCATTGACTGCGTCGAGCGCAACAATTACTGGAACTATCAATGCCACTAGTGGATATGTTGGCTCTGCAACCGATGGTTGGAGATTTTCTTCTGGAGGAACTATCTCGAACGTTGGCTCTTCAACTATTTTATATCCAAGTAGCGGATTTAGCCCGTACGCAATTATTACGGATAGAACAATTTCAGCCCTGAGAGGTTTCCAAACAAATGGGTATGGAATTCAAGGCTCTTCTAACCAAATGTATTCTCAAGGAAACATTGCTCCAGGGTTTTTAAATACAAGTGGAAACCCTACAGCATTTGATACAGCATATGATTTAGGTAGTTCTAGTTATCGTTGGGGCGTTGCTAGAGCAGGTTCTTTTTTGACAACATCAGATGTTAGAACAAAAAATGACATACAAAATGCAACTTTAGGATTAAATTTTATTAAAAAAATTAGACCTGTATCTTTCCTTATCAATAAAGGTAGGGTTGACCTATCAAATATAGAAAAAGACGAAGAAGGGAATATTAATCCAGATTCAGTCATAGAAATTCCTGGAAGAAGAAGACACTACGGATTTATTGCTCAGGAAGTCAAAGAAGTTCTAGATGAACTAAGTAACACTCCTGATATGGATTTTGCTGGCTGGTCTATTGGAGATATTAATGACCCTGACTCACAGCAAGCCTTGGCATATGACGAATTTATTGCTCCCTTAGTTAAGGCAGTGCAAGAATTATCCGCTAGACTAGAAGCATTAGAAAACAAATGACAGTAATGACAGAAGGAGTTCGTAATGTTTGAAGTTAAAGACGGCTCTAGAACCCTTCAATTTAAAGGTCGCTTACTAGGTGAGTCTTCTTCTTGGCGTCGCGGCTCTACTCGATGGATTGAGTTTGAACTTTACAGAACAGAGAACGGTTCTTACATTCTTTCTCGTATTGGTGTATCTTTAGTTTTTCATGGTGCTGCTTGTCCGTTGGTAAAAAGATATGCACTAACTGAAGAAACTTCAGATGTTTTATCTAAGGACGCTCTTCCTTGCGAAGAATGTAATCCTATTAGAACTCTTCCAATTGTTTTTCCTGAAAAGTATCGTCACTGGGCTCAGGTAAGTGAAGACCCTCGTCCTGTTCTAGACGCTCTTTACAAATATGACCAAGGTGGTGCAAGATACCTTACTAACGTTGCTCAGAGGCTACTAGAGCGTGCAGCAACCCTTGATGAGAGGATAGACTCGCTTTACCGCATTGAAATGATTCCGTAAAACCAATAGAAGGAAAATAAATGACAAACGACACTTTTGAAATTACACAAGAAGATTTAGATTACCTACAAAAGGTAAAATTACATATAGCAACTCCTTGTTATGGCGGAATGTGCGGTTCTGACTATGCAATGTCAATATTTAAATTTATAAATTTAGCAGCATCTCTTAGGTTACAAGTTAGTATTCAACAACTTTCTAATGAAAGTTTAATAACAAGGGCCAGAAACTTACTTGCTGACCATTTTTTAAAAGAAACTGATGGCACTCATTTAATGTTTATTGATGCTGACATATCTTTTGAGCCTATAGATATTATTAAACTTATTCTTAGAAAAAAAGAAATTGTCGGTGGAGCATATCCAATTAAGCAAATTAATTGGGAGACTATTTTAAAGAATAAAGATTCAATAGACTCTGTTGAAGGGCTTATGTATTCTTCTTCTAGTTATGTTGTAAATATTCCTCAGTATAGTGTTGAAAAATCAGTCACACTTGGAGGAAAAATTGAATTAGACAATGGGCTTTTAGAAGTGACTGGACTTGGCACTGGCTTTGTTCTTATTAAAAGAGAAGTTTTTGAAAAAATGCAAAAATATTATGATAACGATTGGTTTTTGTATAAAGATAAAAAAGTTCATTTATTTTTTGATACTGCTATTGAAGAACAAACTAGGGAGTATTTAAGCGAGGACTACTTCTTTACTAGAAGATGGTTGCACCTAGGAGAATTTACATGGATAGACCCTACCGTATCCCTAATTCATACTGGATACTATAGATTTAATGGTGGTCCTCTAGCCTTGGACACTGCCACATTAGAAAAAAATAAAGAGGAGCCTGTAGATGAATGAAGGTCTTTCAGGTATTGAAGTAACTCTTGTTGACTCTGTAGAAAAAGCCAATCAATTTATTTCTTGGCTTAGCGAGCGTCGCCCACACAATGCAATTGCTATAGATACAGAAACTGGCGAACGTCCTGGAATGCCTCGTGACCACGCTTTATCTCCTTGGCATGGCGATTTACGTCTTGTTCAAGTTGGTGATGGTATGCACGGCTGGTCTATTCCTTGGGAAGAGTGGAGCGGTGTTTTTTATGAAGCAATGAATAAATTTGATGGACCACTTGTTTGCCATAACATTGCATTTGAAGCACGATGGTTTGCAGTTAAGTCCCGTTGGGAAATGCCTTGGCAACGTGCACATGACACAATGATTATGGCGCACCTCATTGACCCGCTAGGACCTGGTGGCTTGAAGCCCCTTTCTGCACTTTTGATTGACCCACAAGCAGCGTATCTACAAGACAAACTTGATATTGACTTAACTAAAAATGGTTGGACTTGGGGAACTGTTCCAACTAACTTTGAACCTTACTGGTCTTATGGCGCACTCGACACAATTCTTACAATGCGCCTCTGGGAAAAGTTTTACGAGAAGTGTGGTCCTGGTAAGTCTTATCACAAGGCGTATGAGATTGAAATGGCTGCTAGAAAAATTGTTACTCGTATGGAAATCAATGGCGCTCGTGTTGACCTTGAATACTCAAAAAAGAAGTATGAAGAACTTCTTACCTACACAGAGCAGGTTAAAGAGTGGGCTGCAAAGACCTATAACGGAACAAGCATTACTAGCAATCTTCAACTAGTTCGTTTATTAGAAAATCTTGGTGCAGAAATTACCGAGACAACTCCATCTGGTCAAAAGTCTGCATCTAAAGACCAACTTAAAATGCTCACAATTACTGGCAATGAAGAAGTTAAAAACCTTGCTGAGACTGTTCTAAAGCAACGTAAAGCAGATAAGTTGGCTAACACATACTTCCTCAACTTCCTCAACAAAAATGTTGACGGCATCCTTCACCCGTCAGTGAAGACTCTTGGTGCTAGAACTTCTCGTATGTCTATTACCGACCCTGCGCTACAAACTTTGCCAAAGGGTGATGACACAGTGCGTCGTGCATTTATCCCTAAAGATAAAGACCACGTCATTATCACCTCGGACTTAGACCAAGTTGAGTTTCGTATGTTTGCATCTCTATCTAAGGACCCGAATCTCATCACGCTATTCAACCGTGCTGATGCAACTGGCTCTGACCCGTTTACTGAAATTGGTCGTGAGGTTTACCAAGAACCTGATATGACTCGCTCTGATAAGCGCAGAACTCTTATCAAGGGAATGGTCTATGGTCGTCTTTACGGGGCTGGTGTTGCCAAGCAAGCACTTACTGCTGGCGTTGCAGAGTCTCAGATGAAGGCTGTATCTGATGCTTTTGACCAGCGATATCCAGGAATGATTAAGTTCCAGAAAGAAATTGAAAACATTGGTGCTCGTCGTGAACGCGATGAGGGTCAAGGCTACATTCACACATGGACTGGTCGTAAGATTCCTTGCGACGAGAACCGTGTCTACACACTTATTAACTACTTAATTCAGGGTGGAGCAGCAGAAGTTTTTAAGAGTAACCTGATTAAGTTAGACCAAGCAGACCTTACTGAAAATCTTATTGTTCCTGTTCACGATGAAATTGTTCTACAAGCACCTCGTGACCAAGCAGAAGAAATTAAACGCATCGTGCAAGAATGTATGACAACGACTGACGGCTGGGATGTTCCACTTACTGCGGGAATTGATGGGCCACTAGAGACTTGGGGCGACAAATATTGATAACTGTTCTTGCTGTAGACCCTGGAAAAGCCAGTGGTGTTGCTCTTATCTCTTGGTCTGGTAATCAAGAAGATTTGCCAAAGTTAGAACTTTCTTTTGAGGCTCAGCCAGAACAGTTTGCTGACAACGTAACAACTTGTCTTACTGCTTGGAGACAATATGAAAAGTTTGCTATCTCTTGCGAGCGATTTACTATCAATGCCCAAACTGTTCGTAACTCTCAAGCGCCCTACTCACTAGAGCAGATAGGGGTTCTTAAACACCTATGTCGCATTAACGGATATGTTCCAGAAGACATTAGTTTTCAGACTCCTGCCGATGCCAAAGCACTTTTCCCAAACGAAGCACTTCGTAAGGTAGGAACTTGGCATAGGGGCGGAGAAGGTCATGCTCTAGATGCCATCCGACACGCCCTTTTAAAACTGACTAAGTTAGGTTGGAAGCCAAGAGTTCTGCTAGAGTAGGTTACTAGCAAGAAAAAACAAAAAACTTAAATATTTCTGCTAGTATATATACTTAATGACATTAGGAGTAAAAATGACAGTTTCAGTAGATATTGACTCCGCTGGAGAACATAT